ACCAGTTTGGGGATGAGTTTTGCTGGTGTATTCTTCCTCCATATCAGCTTCAATATTCCACGACAAAAAACCATTCCCGGCAGCATCCTTTTTTATCCTTTCAATGTCTTTTTTGTTACCATATAACGAGGTTATCAGCCATCCTTTACCCTCTAACCTATAATGATATATATGCTCATCCAAATATTTAAAACAAGTTACAACACATGACTCTTCCATCGTTATAAATGAATTTTTTGGAAAATAAGAAAATAAAATACCAGCTTTGTTAGCAGCTTCAGCAAGCAATCCACATGGGACACGATCAACATCAAGACATTCTTGGAAATGATCTCCTCTATCCCTAAGTTGTTTTAATTTTGTGTTTAGCTCCTTGCTAAATACGGTAAGTTTACCCTCAAATGCCTCGTACATACTCATAGACGAATCCAGTTCTCTACACCACAATGTGACTGCTCTTTCGATAATCTTATCGCTTATTTCTTCCATTACTCAATCGCCTCCATCACTGTCCAAACAGTTCCAATCATTCCAACCGGCCTTATCTTTACTTTACCAGACCAGGTTCTTTTTTCGATATATACTGCTTCTCCTGGAATCAAGTTCGAGACCCTTCCACGCCTGCCCATTTCATTTAGTGCTGCATTGTCCTTGTCAGCAATAAACCCCATGGCCCTGTCAAGATCTGCTTCTGTTGCTGATACCAAGTAGCCAGCCTTGGTGTGATATACCTGCCCGGCTGCACAAAGGATATTTGTTGCAAAAATGCATAAAATCGCTATCGCCATGATACTGATTGTCTTTTCCATTTTGTCTCCTATTGTACTGTTTTATCCCTAAAATTTTACATCATACTTACCATTGTTATAATAAAAAATATGTTCTTCAGGATGCTTCTCTTTAAATTTTAAAAATGAATTGAGTGATACTCCCATCTCCTCATTAGGTAAATATCCTGTTCCTTCGCATTTAACCGGTTTCCCATCGTCATCAAGCTTTATTGCCAATATCCCATCTTCGTGTGATCTGTAATAATAAACATGACCGTCTTGACACCATTCCTTATAATTCATTAGTGATATTTCATAAGAACGTGACATCTTTTTACCAACAAAAACAATTGAGAATACAATTAAAATAGAAATTATACAGATAATTAATGTTGATCTTTCCATCTTCTCTCCTTTTTAAAACCCTTTATTCCAAAATTGTCATCTATTAAAAAGAACATTCATCTTTCTACCATATTCGGACCCGCTATATGCTTTTTCTGTTTGGGTATCCCATGGCCCCCATTTTATCCATGGCCATCTTTTATCGTTCAACCTTTTATAACTGCAAGTGGTTTTAGTTCAACTTCGATTTTTACCAAATCTTCCTGATTTGCCATTACCACAGATATATCTTTGTAGGCTCCAGGAGCTTCGTCTAAATCTTTTTTATTCCGTATAGAATGGATCACTCCCAATTCATCAAGTATCTTTGTTTCTGTTTCAAAATCAAGTCTTTCAATCGCTTGCTTACGGCCCATCTTTCTCCCTGCACCATGAGAACAGGACATAAAACTATCATGATTTCCAAGCCCTGAAACAATATAACTTCTTGTCCCTTGAGATCCTGGAATAATGCCTAATTCTCCAAGGCTGGCCTTTGTTGCACCTTTACGATGCACCATTACATTGGTTTTGAAATGATGCTCCATTGCTGCGTAGTTATGAGCGATATTTATCATCTCTTCAAATTTAGTACCTGGACAAGCATTCAATACAGATTCTTTGACGTTATGCATCATTAACGCTCTGTTTGCCAATGCGAAATCAATACAATAATTCATTTCTTTTAAATATGATTGGCCTTCTTTTGAGTCAATTGGTAAAAAAGCAAGCCCCCATTTTTTAGGAACCTGAGAGAACCATTTTTCATTTAATTCAATTGCAATTTGATTGTGGTGTTTTGCTACCTGATACCCTACATTCCTACTGCCTGAATGAATCATGAGCCAAATAAAACCATCTGAACCCATTTGAATTTCAATGAAATGATTTCCTCCTCCAAGAGTCCCTATCTGCGTCAATGCTTTTTCATATAAACCATCAAGAAATGTAAATCCATTAAGTTGTTCAGGCATCCACTTTTTATCTTGTTTTTTGGAATGATGGCTATATCCTACCGGAACGCTCGATCTGATTCCTCCTTTAAATTCTTTTGATCCACCCATGATCCTTTTGAGCATAGTTTGTTTTAAATCAGTTAGAGATGTTTTCACAGCGCACATCCCACACCCGATATCAACGCCAACCGCTCTGGGAATCACGACATCTCTTGTGGCCATGACTCCACCGATAGGCATCCCATACCCCATATGGCAGTCTGGCATTATTGCAATATGTTTAAAAACAAAAGGTAGGTTGGCTAAATTTTTGGCCTGTTCAAGGGCTCCATCTTCAATTTCATCCAACCATAATTTAATTGGTACTCTTTCTGTAGAAATTACTTGTTTCATGATTTCATCCTTTTTTATGTTTTACATTTTGGCGTGAAACTTTATAAATAACCAAAAAAGGCGGCACCTGAGCGGTACCGCGCCTTTAAACTACCTGCCTTTTGTTACTTGTTTTCTGCTGGCTCTAACAGGATATCATTTCTTAATTGATGCTTTATATTTCTTGCTCTTTACCAGGCCGTCATAACCACCTCTCTTATCTTTTTTTAAGAGGACAAGATCACCGTTCACATCCACCATATCATCCCAGGATACTTCTCCACTTTTCCATAGCTGATACCGTGTTGGCCCTAATAAGTCTTTCTGATATTTAACCGCTCTTGTTTTGAAAAAATCTTTGAAATCACCTTCATATTGCCCGGCTACTTTTATCTTCCCGCCTGCTCCCCGCTCTGAAAAAGCTCTGCTTGATTTACGCATTTCTCCTATATCTAATCCGAGTTCGCGATAACTTAAAGTCTCTGGAACCATGAAACAACGGCAATTACTTGACAACACACCATTTGTTATATAAATAGATGAATCTGTCTGGATATCATAAACATCCCCGACATATTGCCGTTTACTAATGCTTTGAACGCTTACTGTTTTTATCAATCCTGGCACACATTTTATTTTATAACCTGTTACCCTTTTAGAATAATATTCGCTTGGCTTCCTTTCCCCGGCAGATAACCTATCTGCCTGTTTGACTAATTTATTAATGGAAAGTACTTGACTTTGCCAGTCGCCGTTAGCAATATGTTCGTATGGAAACTTGCAAAGAATGTCATCAGTGTAGAAAGTTAAAGTATCGTGAGCTATGTTCTGCTTGTTACGAAAAAGCCCGGAAAAAAAAGAATCCAGAACACGAACGCGCTCTTGCCAGAGTAAGGGGGGCTCGGTATCGTGCAAAACATGGTGAAGAAAGGAATCGAAGAGAGAGAGAACGTACCTCGAAGAATGTTGAATCGTTGCTGAAACGCCGTAAACAGTATCGGCAATCTTATCGTAGAAGACGCACAAAATTGCTTGAGAAAGCTCATCAGAAAAGAGCTTTAGCGTTGAAAGTTCCTTTAGAACCGATAGACTGGGAAGAGGTTTACAAGAGGGATAAAGGTATCTGCCAATTATGTGGGCTACCTGTTCCTTTCCATGAAATGTCTCTTGATCATATAATACCGCTCCGTTTTGGCGGGCACCTTTGGACAAATGTTCAAACAACTCATCGATGCTGTAATTTAAGTAAGAATAGGTATCCTGTACAGAAACAAGAATATTATCAGCGTTTAAGCCGTCTCCATGCAAAGATGCAGAAGTAGATTTTACTATAAAAGATTTATTGTGGTGGGATTTAAACATCTCATCACAAACGTCTTTTATTGGCATCCCTTTCACTGAATCTGTTAAACAAAAAACAGTATCACCTTTTTTTAAAAGATTTGCAGATACAAACCCGTAAGGCGCTAAAAACATATGATTAGGTGTGCTGGTAATTATCCTCCCGTCGCTTAAGGTAATATCATATACAAATCCATCATATGCTGCAATCAAAGCGACCCTTTTATCAGGTGCTATAATAGGTGTTTCGCCTATCACACAACGAGGATGTAAAGGGGGCCTTATGTGTGGCTCATCTATCTTGAAGCGCCGTGAATCTAAAATCGCACACCTGGGACATGTAGATCTCCCGGATAACCCAACCTCCAAACTGGATGACCATACCTCATATTTTATAATATCGGCATTCGCCTTGTAAACTTTTTCAGCGGCTGCATTATTGACTGTGGCTATATGAGTCCTTGCAAGCGTTTCAGCATCCCGCTCAATCATATTAAAAGATTTTTTAAGCTCGGCTATAATCTTTTCAGTCCCCAGGCCCCGCAACATGCCCGCTGAAATTGATGTCTCTATTCCTTCAATTATATTTGTGCTAAATGAATTTGCTACCCATGTCTCAAGCAATTTACCGCCAACTGGAGCATTAACCATTGCCTCAAGCTGAACAGGTGACAAACTGGTATAATTAAATCCTACCGTGGAATCAAGAGCGCCATCGAAAGACAAGATTTTATCATATTCTCTGATTGACGTTTCCCCGGCTATTTTTGCAGCTTCTTTTATATCTCCGGTTAGCTGGCCTTGTATGCCAAGAGTCATGTTGTTTAATTGTTCGAGTACGGCAGGTTCCCAACCTTCAGGTAATCTAAAATCACGTTGACCTAATTCAAAAAATAACTCTCTCCTGGCTTTATTCAAACTCTTTTGAATCTTGAGTAATGACTCGTCGGTGTATGCAGAAATATTATACTGATGTTCAATATTTTTGTATAACAAGATTTGTTGTTTTAGACGATCACCTTCAGTCATGTTTACCCTTTTTTCTATATTTTAGGCCATTTTGTAACTACTTGTTAATATAACGAAAAGTCTCAAAGCTGCATAGCGTTAAGACCCATCATTATTCTTCACCCGTTTCAACAACTCAAGTTTATTCACAAGATGATCTGCAAACCTCTTCTCTCTTGCCAACTCAATACCCACGTCTGTATTCGCTTTACGCAGGCTTTTGATTGCCTTCTCTTGATCAACGATTTTATTATGCTGTTTCTCTATAATCGCCTCTTTCAAACTCAATCTACCAGCTTCACCGTTCAATTCGCGTAACTGCTCAATTATTTTTTCCTGGTTATCAATGGTTTGAATATGCTCTATATAATAGTTCTTATACGATATCAACTCTTTATATACAGAATTAAGTTTCTTCTGCTGATATTTTATCTTTGATTCTTGTTGTTTTACTTTTCCCATTTTATCCCCCGATTAAATTAATTATGTAAAAGCTACAAAGTTTTATCACCAATTGCAGAAAAAGACGGGTTGCTCCTTGCTTCTATTGCTTTATCTTCTGCTATTTTCTCCTGTTCTTGCTCTATTGTTCTCCCTTCCTGAATTATTTCCCCCTTAATTAAATTATGGATGAAAGTGTCTTCTGATATCTTATTCGCTTGAACAGCTTGTAGTAATGCTGCAACATCCCTTGAATCAAGTCTTGTGCTTACAAAGTCTTTATTTGTTATAACTAAACAGGTATCTGGTTGAATCCCTTTCCAGAAACCTATGTCTTGCAAAACCTTTGTTAATCCTTTTTCAATATTCCCAGATATATCTGCTAATGTTGCTTGATCTCCTGCTGATCTTAGCTTCACTGTTTCAAAAGCCTCTACTCCTGACTTTTGGCCTTCCAGCAGTCTGGCACCTACAACACTAATTTGCATTTCCAAACGATCCAACCCGCGTTCTACACTTTCAAGCCCCTGTCCGCCAGTTTGCATGAACCATGATTTTGCTGTCGGATCTATAGCAACATGTGCTGATCCAGGCCCTAATGAAATTTTTTCGCCTGGCTCTTTGTCGAACCCGGCAAAACAAGGTGTTGGTAACGCTGTAAAGTGCAGCGCATACTGGTAAGCGACTGTTAACCTCCAGTGACCTTTCAACAAGCATAAAACATCAAGCAGGGGTGGCCGGGAAGGCTCAGGGGTATTAGATGATGACCCAAAAAATGTAAAAGGAATTGAATCAAGCAGTTTTCCCTTATACTTTGGCATTCTCGGATTTGGGATAGCTGGGGTTGATGGAACAGGGATAAATTCACCGTCTGCCTTTGCTTCTTTTTGGTAGACTGTTACGATATAAACACCGTTTATGAGTTCAAGTTTTCTGCGCTGTTCAACCCATTCTGTTTCACCAGAATCATCAATCTTGGGCTGTTCAATCATCTCTTTCAGCATTATTTCTTGTTTATCCCCGACAGTGGATGCTTTTAAGATTGATAAAGAATCATATATGGCTGCATATGGCTCCTCTTTATCGTCAATATCTACTAAAACCCCTTGGCGACCATACCCGAGAACAGCGTCACATGTCTCTCTTGTTAAATCGTTAAAAGAGGCTCCATTTTGCATTATACTATCAAGAATTGATTTCTGGTTTTCAGGAAATTGGATATCAATAGGCTTTCTAAGAATTGCCCCCTTCAGTCCTTGGCGGATCCTGGACAGTGCATTGAATAATATACCAAACTCAACATACCTCGCATACATACCTGGTTTTCTTTGGCCTTCAAGACGTGGAGTGAACCTTTCACCAGCTTCTTTTACAGCCCTTTCGCCAGCGAAGAATATCTTTAAATCCTTGTAATCTTCTCCATACTTTATTGGTAAATCCATTGTTTATCCTATCCCTCCTTATATTCAAATAGCTCTTTGTTTTTCATGTTATTGATCTTTTATCATCACTTGCTATTTCTTTTTTGCTTTTACTGCACATTTAGGAACTGCTTTCTTTTTGGCAACCTTCTTTATAGGAGCAGCTTTTTTAACAGGCTTTTTAGCTACCTTTTTAAGAGCTTTAACCTCTTTTCCCTTATCAGCAGCCATCTTACCAGCGGCTTTCGCTGCGCCCTTTAACCTGCTTAGAGTTGTTCTTATTACATCAGCTTCCGCCAAAGTTCTTGCGTCTGATTCTCTTTGCCATGTTCTGTCTTGTGCGTTCATTATGTTTTCCTCTTTTACCATGATGTCTGTGTGGTGCCGCCTTTTTGGCGTATTGGGAATTCATATGCAATCGGATACCCAAAGGAATCATTTTGATGATCAAACCCTGTTTTTTTATCTGGCTCCCCGTTTGAATCGTATGCCTGTTGTTCCAGGCACCTTGCAATAGTATAGCATTTTTTGGAATTTACCCAAAGATTCCCAACCTCAAATTGTTTATTTACAGCCATAATCCGATCTTTCACAAAAGGATTTTTATTATTTGCAATAACTCTAAATCCTGCCTGTGTTAACAAGGACAGATCAGAGATAGAAGCATTACTGCTCTTTCTACTGCCACCAGATGCATCAGGATACACCTTGATTTTGTGTCCCTTAAACCTGTCTTGAATTATTTTTATCATGGCAGGCGTATCGTAAATGTCTTTTAATTCTTCTACTGCGTGCCACCCGTTTTTTCTAATAACAAAAATAGAAGCGGCCATATGCTCTACATTAAAATCCATCCCGATATTCAGAACTTCATTTGGAAGAATAGTCTCTTTTGATTCGCATCTCTCCCGATCATAGACACGGTATACTGTACCGGATGTAAGATTTACAAATTTACCATTTAGATATGCATCAATTAACTCTTCAGGGTATGTTTCAATTAAAGATTGGATATAATCATCTGGAAGATTCTTTTCGTTATCGTATGTGCTGGCTTGAATTAATCCATAATTATATTTTAATTCAGGTTTTTCTCTAAGAACTTGGACAAATGTTTTATGTGCAAATTTAAACCCTTCTGGAGTTGTAGCAACGTCTATGCCGTTCTTTAATCCTGGCAGGTTATACCGCATCCTTGCTATAATTTTCTGCCATGCAATATTTGCTTTGTGTGATGGTAATATATCAATTTCATCAATCATGGCATGCCCGATTTTAAAACCAATTATCTGACCTGGCTTATCCATAGATCGGCAAATAGTTGTCCCTCGATATTGCTGACCACTATAAAAATGTACTTCTTTGTTCCCTTCTTTGATATCAACATTTAACCCCAAATCATATACAGACTCCTCTATAGTAGGGAAAAAAATGTCTCTAATATGACCATATGTCGGTGCAAAATATCCCTGGTTCACGCCGGGGTGTTCAAGGTAGTGGATGCCAGAACCCATACACCCAACCCATGTTTTCCCGCTATTATGGTGAACTGTCCCGTCTTTGGTTAAATAATTATGGTTTTTGTCAATCTGAATATCCCAATATATCTCCTTAACTTTTTCTCTTTTTATAGATACAATGTCACTGGTTTTGGTAGTGGAGCGATATTCACTTATAAAAGGAGTCCGTGATGAAAATAGCGCCTGCCCTTCGGTCAAACTTTCCACGCGTCGATATTTACCATCAGCGCAAAGTATCCGGTGATATCCGGACGCACCAAATTCTCCTTGCGTGGTTGCAATTTGATAAAGATAGTCCTCACCTTTTGGGAACGACGGTCCACCTTGACAAAATTCAAGTTGATTATTCTTCTCGTTCAGGGATAATATCAGCATTGGACGATCTATATCAGAAATGGGAACAAGCCCATTGATTGTTATCACCTGGGTGTCTGCTCTTAGGCACCCATACCCAGCACAAAAGAGGCGGTACTTGTTGGGCATGGCCAAAAATTGACTTTGTGGTATGTTAACCTTTGCCGCTGGCATCTTCCACCTGTATCACCACCTTAATAGGCTGGGCTTTTTGGTCTTCTTGATTATTTTCTGGAGCTTTTTCCTGATAGCCTCTCCCACGGCCCTTGCATTTTAGAAAAAAGCATATTGCCCCCAGATCTTCATCTTTCATTTTTTTTATCAGAGAATGTTCACCGAGGTCAAGGTATGACTCCTGTATTTCTGCCTGTGTCCGCTGAAGTTGTGGGCTTTTCTGAATCCTGGCATAAATGGCGTTATAGGTGACACCGAGTTTTTTTGCAGTGTATGTTAAAAACCCACCTGTGGCCCTGATACCATCATCAATTTGCTTGATCGTTAGCGGTTTATATTTAGGTCTCTTTTTAGCCATTAACTTTGTCTATACTCTCTATTTAAAATATCTATCACCATGCCCCATGCTTAGAACGGCACTGTATCGGTATATTTTCGTGTTGGAGTTGCAGATCTTCTTGATTTCGCTGGTGTTGAACTTCTGAAGTTTGCTTTGAAATCTGTTTTTGTCCATTTTGATTGCCCGGTTCGTCCCCGTGCTGCGTTGACATATTTGTATTTCTCTGATCCACTTGCCATAACTCTTTACCTCCTACACATTTGTTTATTGTTTTGTACTTTTCAATGATTTCATTATGCCATTCTTCATTGAATTTAAATAATTTATCATCTATTTCAATTACAATTTGTTCAACATTCCCAGATGTTCTAAGATTTGCAGACCCATGAATAATTATATTACGTCCGCATTCTGTTTTTATTAAACAAATTTTTGTATGTACCCTGGCAACTGATAACTGGAATTTATTGTCCACATCAAGCTCCTGATACATGTAAGAGACAAGCTGATGCCGTTCGTGGCTGAAAAAATAATCAGAAACAATAATATTCAGTTCCTGCAAATAATCAGCTTGTATTAAATTAACCAGGCTGTCAACATTATTTTGAGACAAGGAAAGCGTTGAAATAGTCATTTCTAAAACATTATAATTGTTATGGATGATCCATGCCTCGATAAAATCACCAAACACAAAAGTTCCTGGCAACATCACAAAAAAACGATCATCTCTTTTTATATTGCCTATCTCTTTGGCAAGCTGCATGGCGTTACGGTATTTTATCGGTTTGGAGGTTATGTTCTTTTTACCTGGATTGATATACCGTTTTTGTTCAGTTTCAAAGCTGTAATCAAACTCTTCAATATCTATTCCTTCAAATTCTGCATAATCAATATCAAATACGTCTTGATCTTCAATTTTGGGGATATCGAATAAATCCATATCAGTCTCACCTGTTTTTTTAATTTATCCATGGCATAATGTTTTTGCCATGGAGTTTTTATTGTTAAATTATTCTCCAGTTATGATTCGATATAAATTCATGAAACTATCTTCAAAATAGTGCGGCTGTACTTC